TTTACGAATCTGTACTCGGAAAGGAAACGTCTGAGCGCAAAGCGCTTCAGATCGGTATCCTAAGTCAGTCAAGGGGGTGTGGAACGCCTCCTATGATTGATGCGTTACGCTCGAAACAAAAGTTTATCGAGACAGTGACGACCCCGTCTGAGCCCTTAGGGCCTCAAGATAAGGGGTTAATAAAGCTAGCTATGGACGAGTAATGTTATCCATACCCGAGCATGCGTTCACAGGCCTCTCTACGAAAGCTGTGATAACGCTTACCACCTCTGCGACTATCGATTCGAAGGTCGCCGATGGAGGAACTGTGCAGGCTATTGCGAATGAACTTGCTAAGCTGCACAAACTGTCGAAGATCCCTATAAGGAATCTTGTGACAGGAGAGATAGATCATTATGAGACTATGTCTGAAATGACTATCGGAGATTTGATCTTCTGGTACTCTGTACAAGAGGTCATATCAACGCCACCGGAAGTCCTCAGAGAGGTGAAACTTCTGGTGATACGTGAACCTGGTAAATCGCGTTGCGTTACCAAGGGCCATGCTTGCTTGAAAATCATCTTAGATGTTATCAACAAGATATGCTCCTGGCCACTTAAGAAGGGAGTCAGGAGTTCCCAATCCGGAATGTCCTTAGAGGCACACGGATGGGAGTTCTTCAAGTCATTCTTTGATAAATTTGAAGAACCGAACCTCTTTGATGTCGTAGACAGTCAAAGAACGGTTACAGGCCTAAGCGGGGAATATTCCCTCACTGAGGTCTACAGGGACGTATTCGTATCCTCTACGGATTACGAAACGGCTACTGACTATATGAGCTACGAAGTGGCATCATATGTTGGCGGGCAGTGGATGACGCGATGCGGAATTCCACCTGTCCTTCGGGGCATAGTACACGAAACGTGCTATAAGCCTCGCAAGATCCTTTTCGATGCCACTGGCCCCATAAAGGATCTAGGTGATCCAACAGGCACTGAAGGTGTCCGTTCGATCATTACGTCAAGAGGAGTTCTTATGGGCGACCCATTGACGAAACCCTGCCTTCACATTATAAACGTGTTGGCACGGATCATCGCAGAGAAGAAGGATGATCCTTCCTTCTACGCGACAGTACGATTTAACCGCAACGCGATCAGAACCGTACTATCAGCCTACCTCGAAGAAAGTCTTCAGGAGAGGCTGTCGTTACAGGAATGAGTTTTGAGCTCAGACCTGAACGTCTAACCAGGGATGGTGCACG